CGCCGGATGTCATCACACAATCCCCAGCGGCGCATACTTCAGCACCTTCGGCCGGCCCCGCGGCGCCTCGTACGCCACCGCCATCAAGCCAAAACAGTCTGCCGAATGGCTCGACCAATCGTGTAACGGACCCAAGCCCACATCGCGCACGTCCTCAGACTTGCGCTCGTGGTACCAGGCCAGCGCCTCACGAAACGGACCCGTCGTCTCCTCGTTAAACCAGATCGACGGAAACAGGCGGCGCGCCGCCTCAATGCGCGCCCGCGCCGCACCCCGACCCTGGTTCGGAATCACCTCGGTATTGAACCCAGCCTGACGAAAGGCGCTTTCAAACGAAACCTCATAGACCCGATCATGCGTCGCGCCATCGTGAGGGAGATAAATGTTGGCCTTGCCGTACCCCTTCTCCCGCAGCCACTCCAAATGCACCGCCAAGGGCTCGCCGACCGACTCATACGCATCAAGTACCCGCACCTCGCCCCTGCCGACGAACTGGCACAAAACCATTGCGTACGCATCACTGCGAGCGCCGGTTCCGCCGATGTCCACGTAAGCCCTTACCGGTAAAAGCGGATCTTTCGATACGTGGCCAACCCGACCCTCAAGCTCCGCCTCCTTCAGCAAAGCCGCGAAATACGACCCAACCACACTGGTGGCAAAATCCCCCTCCCAAATGTGATGGTAAAAGTCCGGCCGCTTCGCCTCGTCCTCCGCCCTAATCTGCTCCAACACCGCCGGAAACCAAGGGTTGTCGCGCCAATTGACCCTGATGATCCTGCTGTTCGCCGGCGGGTCTTCCCTAAACCGCCGGTGCGTCGCCGAGGCCCGCCGCTCCGGGTTCCACGTCACCCAAATTTCGCTCCCGTCCTCGCGCACTGTCGGAATCGTCTTCTGCCAAGCAACCTCCGATACCTGCTCAGCTTCATCGACCCATAAAAGACGAATACGAGCAGTAGACTTAACAGACTCGATGTTTCGCCGCAGCCCGACAAAGGTAAAATCAATCCGTCCGTCTTTGGTCCGCACATACTTCTCGCCGATTTCATAATGAGCCAGCAACCAGGGCTCGCTCTGTATCGCAGCCTTGATCTCCGCCATGCTGCTTTCATCAAGGCTGTTCTGAAACTCCCGGCCGCAGACAATCACCCCCGACTGGCCCGCCATCGCGCAGCGCAGCCCGTACACCGCCGCCATCTTCGCAAAACTACGGCTCTTCGCGCTGCCCCGGCCGCCCCACGCGCCGCGGTACAACGCCTCCCCCGAGAAGACCGGGATCAGCTTCTCCGGCAGCTCAATCGACTGCGCACTCATACCCCGCAGACACCCTCACACTCGTTGCCAAACAAATCCGGCTGGCCGCGCTCCGCCGCCGTCGAGAGATCAACCTGATCCAGCGGCACACAGGATCGGTGGACATATTCCAGGCCGCGCGTCCCGCGCGCATCGCCCTCACGCAGGACGCGATCAATGGCGATCGCCTCTGCCCACTCCTCCGGCTGGTTGTCCCGCCGGTCCCGCCAGCGATCATTCGACGTATACGGACAGCCAATACACGCCGATTTCGGCGGCCTCGGGTAGCCGTGCCGCTCAAGCCATTTCAGGCAATCGCGCCGGGTCATCCACCGGTCAACCAACGGGTACGTGTTCACCATGAACTTGCGGCGCGACGGCTTCATCCGCTGCGCCTCGTCCGCCGAAATGCCCAGCAACATCACCGCCGAGCCCGGCGCAACCCGCGCCGGATGCGGCTTGCCGAGCAAACGCCGCACCTCCTTCGCAATCGGCTCCAGCTTGTATTCGGCACTGCACTGCCGCACCCCCATGCCGAAACTGCCGTCCGGATTAACGATATGCCACGGCACCGCGGCAAACTGCCCGGAGCGAGCGCTCCGGCGATTGCGGATGCCCTCGCGGATATCCCCAGCCGTCACGATGTTGACCGGGAAGGTCAATACGTTCGGAGACATCAGCCACGCCAGGTGATCGTAAACCTGCTTCGGCTCCCACCCCGTGTCCGCAAAGATCGCACAATCCGGCGCCTCAATCTCACCACGCGCCGCCATCAATGCCAGCGTCGTGCTCTGGACCCCCGCCCCCAGGCTCAGTACCCGCAACATCACTCCAACAATCCCTGAATCATCCGCAATACATCACTCCCCCGCTCCGCCCGCCCATACTGATCCCGGTACGCAACGTCCGCCCCACCCCGCTGCTTCAAATAACTGTCCAGCCGCGACATCTGCTGCGGCGTCGGCGGATGCGCCAGGTCAACCGCCGGCGCCGCCTTGTCAAACAACGCATCCGCTATGTTGACCCGCGTCGCACCCGTGTCACCCATCATCGCCGCCACCGAATCCTCGCCGCGAACCCCATACCCCAGCAAATGCGCAATGTATTCGTGCGTCTGATCCCCCGCCCCAATCAGACGCCCGTCCGGCATTATGTACTTCGCCTCCAGCACCGACCGTGGCGCCGTCACGTCGCCAGCCTTTAGCGCCTCGCTCAACCTGCCGCCCCAGCCACCCACCGGCCGCGTCCCCATGCCACCGCCGCTAAACCCCATGCCCAGACCCATCGCATTCTCGATCCCCTGCGGGTCCAACGCATTCTGCGCAAACGAACGGCCCGGGTCATACGTGCTCTGCGGTACCCCACTCGCCGCCATCCGACCAGACAACACGTCCTGCAGCCAGTCCAATACACTCACCGCGCCGGCACCCGACTGGTGTCAACGCAGAAGGCGGCACTGACACTGGCCTGCTTCAGGACGTACGGTAGCGCCGTGGTGCAGTTGCTCATCGAGGAAAATGGCACCACCACCGCACCACCCCCCGTCACCGTCACCACCATCACCGAGATGCTGACAACAAGGGCAACCAGTGACACATGCGGGGCTCCGGCGGTGGTGTTAGTGACGGAAAGTGGTGGGAAGTTTCAGAAAAAAAATATTCGGTGACGCTGCCGATACAGGAATGCGATGTGGGGCCGTCAGCCGCCGACATGGAACCAATCCTGTCAGGGGGCGGCCCGGCCCCGTCACCTGCCCCGCGGGTTGCTGCGGGGGCGGGCCGCCTTCACCGAGGGGGAGCGGTGCACCGGCGGCTTGCTGGGCTGCGGCGCCTTGGTGCTGGTCGGCTTGCGGGGGGCTTCGACGATCGGGTTGGCCATCGGGTTTGCCTTTTAGTTACGCGCGCGTGAGGGAAGCGGCGTTGAAGTGGGGGATCAGGTGGGGGATGGAAGGGCAATGTGCCGGCGAAACCCTAGGGTTTCTGCGGCTTTCAGCGGATAGTATGGCGGAGGGCGTATCCGACTAACCCTCGTCATCCGGCTTCGGCAGCCGCTTGGGCGCCACCGGGACGAGCTGGATCATCGTAACCAGCGGCCGATCCGGGTCGCCCGTCAGCTCCTGGGTGACTTTGTCACCGAACTGGCGGGGAAGCAACTTGCTTAACAGCCACTTCCTGTTGTCGCACATCAGTCTGTTGCGTTGAACCAACGCGTTATCCGGCAAGCCATTGATAAGTATATCAGAATCGCCGATGGCGATAATCTCTTCGGCCATCAGCTCATGCCCATTACTCCGCGCTCGCGCGTATTCTGCACCGAAGCCGGCGGGGTCTTTCCTGGCCCATTTGCGCACTGCGCTAGGTGCGGGCATACCTGGTGAAGAGCAGATAGCATCAAGGCTTTCGCCATCACTGAGGCGATCGAGGATGATGTCGGCTAATTCTTCGCTGTAGACGGGTTGCGAGCCATTACGGCCGCCGCGGACGGCGCCTTTTGGCGTACCTCCGCGATTAGGGGTCGGCGCCGCGCTTTTCACTGCGCCATGCATATTATCGCTTGACATCACACTGCGTCACGCATATATTCTAATCATCAACAAGGGAGATGGCAATGAGATACCGGGTGGAATACAGGCACGGCTACACCGACAAAGAGCCGGTTATCACCTGTTTCGATGATGCGGAAGCTGCGTTGTCTCATGCTGGGGGTTACCTGGCTGCTCCCGTGGCTGCTCCCCACTACATGCTGAGGATACGGGACTGCGAAACATCCGAGGTCCTGACTTACGCACAATTGGATTTCCGGTTGAACGGCGGATTGGTTTCGCGGTGACGGGGCAGGATTTAAGGATAGCAATAACCAGGCTTGGGCTTTCTCAGCGTGATTTTGCTGGGCGGCTTGGGGTTGATCCAGTGACGGTGTATCGCTGGCTATGTGGGGAATTGCTGGTGCCACGGTATGCGGCTTACGTGGTTGAGCTGCTGGAGGAGCGGCGCGAGATTTAGCGGTGGCTTGCACAGCTTCGCACCATTGCTAGCGTTTCGTCGCACAAGTCAAGCATTTTCAGGCTTAGTCCGGGCGGCATCGCAAGCGGAGCGGGCATTTTCTCCCGACCGGTTGAGCTTACGTTTCTCGATTTCGGCGATGCGGCCGAGGGCGTCGCAGAAGTCGAGGTTTTCGCTCTGCATGAGTGCGCGGATGCGCTCCTCGTTGCTCACCGCGAGGGTGAGGTCGACATTGACCGTTTTGTGCACGGTTACGACCATCGATACACGGCAGGGCGCGGTGCCGCCTTTACGGCCTCGGCGTAGCCGTGCTGCCATCCCGCATGTTTCGACACTGCCAGTTCGGAGTCGAGCCGCTTGCGGAGTGCGGGGTTTTTCAGCATGCGCTGCCACTTACGGTTTTCCTCCTTGCGGAGCAGGCAGGCGGAGCAGCCGCAATCATGCTTGTGGTCGGTTACGGGGAAGCACATGCGGATCTCACATCCTGAAATGGTTTTGGAGAGTGCCGAGCGTGCTCAAGAGCACGCCTTTGACGATTTGGGGGTGGACGGCTTCGCCGCACCAGCTCCGCCTTAACGCAAAGTCGCGCATGCTGCAATCGTTACCGAGGACGTGCCAGGCGCAGGAGCCTGCGGGTGAGGCGAGGCCGCCGAGGGCATCGATGGCGCGGTCGAGGCCGGTCTTGGCCCAGAGGGAGCCCATGGGCTGAGCGAGCTTCACGCCGCCGCTGACGTGGGTACGGGACGGGTCGGTTGCATGCAGCGGGTCGCTGGCGGCGGCTCGGAAGAGCGTGTGGAATTGCTCGCCGGCTGCGCGTTGAGCGGCGGTGATGCTTCCGTTGCGTTCGAGCTTGGCGAGCAAGCCTTCGGCTCTCCAGGGCACGCCGATGCGGCCGGCGGTGTCGGCAATTTGGAGGCGGTTGCGGACGACGCGGCTGTGTTGGCGGCGTTCGGCGCTGGGGGCGAGAGCGTTTGTCATGCGGCATTCCTGGCTTTGGCTTCCGCGGTGAGTCGTGCGTCGGTGGCGGCTTTTTTGCGGTTATCCTCGGCGATGGCCTGCATTCGCTCGGCATTGTCGCGCCATCCGATGCTTCGAGCGTATGCATCCATGTCGGTGGGTGCGGGTCTTGGCTGGTGGTGTGCTTCGCGGCAGAGGTTACGGATTTCGGCGATGGAGGGGCGTTTGGTGTGGGCTCGGCGCCAGTCCCGGCAAGCGGCGCTGATGTCGTGGTAGGGGAATTCGTGGAGGTCTTCGATCCAATCGGCGATTTGGGCTTCGCGGCTAGCAGGCGGATCGGCGGCGGTCCAGAAGTGGCTCAACAGCGTCGCAATCAGGGCAGCGAGCGGCCTCGCGCTGGCGCCGGTCGAAGGCGTCTGCGGCTCTCGCAGCACCGAGATAGAGGTTTTCGACGGGGGAGAGTTTTCGGTCATTGTCGTGTCTCCGCTGGCAGCAAGCGATGAGAAAAGCTGGGGGATCGCTGGGATTTTCGGCTTCGCAATCGACGATAGCGGCGAGCACGGCGGGATCTCCGTGGGACTTTCGGAGCTTGCCGAGCAGGCTCCGTTGCTTTGGTCCGAGTATGCTAAG